GCTCAAAGGTAATCTTCTCAACCTTCTTGCTGATTTCCTCGACCTTCGGCTGTTCTTCCGGTGTCGGGTCAGGGCAGCCCTGCTCGAAATCGGTGTTCCATATCTTCTGCTCCTGCTCTGCTATCCTGATGAGCTCTGCGCCGCAGGCAGCGAGAGCCTTGCCTATCTCTGCGAGTGCGGAGATATTAAGAGTATTAACTTTCTGTTCCATGTTTCCCATTATTCCTTGCTTCCTTCCTCTTTTTCAATGGACTTGATATTTCCCTCAAAGCCTGATATATAGGAGATGTCTCCCATTCTGCGGGCTTTGGGATTGAGCTCTTTGGTATCAACCACAAACTCAACCACATTCTTTTTGCCGTTCCCAGTGTCATAATACTGGTTCTTGCTGTCTGTGTGTCGATTGGCCTTGAAGTCGCCAACGACAGCAGTAAAACTTTCCCCGGTATCGAGGGTGATCTTGAACCTCTCACCGATATGGTCGGCGTAGTAGGTACCGATGGCGATGACATAATCATCGTTTAATCTGCGAAGCCCCTCGTCATCAGTCCAACATTGCTGCTGCAACTTATACTGCGCCGACCTGGTGTTAGTTATCGCCCGATAGGACATATAGCTTTTAAAAGCTGTATCGCCTGAAGGTATTTCAAATTCGGGCTCCTCTCTCACGACCTTCTCGGTCTTCTTGACTTCTACTTTCTGCGCCGCCTGTATATTCTCTGTGTGAGCGGCTTTATAGCTCCTCGCGGCTGTGACGGCTATCGAAAAGCCAAAAACCGCTATGCAGAATACCACTATCGTTATTGCCGATATGTGATACAGGATCTTATCTCTCCTTGTTTTCCCCGTTAGCACTTTCTCACCACCTTTCTGTTAATGTCTTATCAGATAATTGCTCAGGTCGAGCATCAGTGCCTTAAGGCTATCAGCTGTGACACAGATGCTCCGTGAGCAGTTATTTGTGTAAATCACACGGATGAACTCCTCATTATATTCATCCACATAGTATTCTATTCTCCAGATTTCCGGAAAATAGTCGTATATAGTCTCTGCGAGGCCTGCTATAAAAGCTTCCTTCTTCTTCTGTTCCTCTGTCATATGATCACTTCCTCATCCTCGTAGTCGTTGAGCCAAGCATACAACCATTCCCACCAGTCCCAATCGTCATACATCATCGTCTTCCTCCTCATACACATCATCGAACTCCTCGTCACTATCCCAGTCAAGCCATTCACACAGCCTTTCAAGATTTGCGCTCATATTGTCATATCTCCTCTCTGCTGATGGAACTCGATGAGAAGCTTTGTGATCATCGCAACATCATCCTTGGTAAGGTCTGCCATATTGATTCGCCTCTCGGCGAAGAAGGCTCTGAGGTCGAGATCGTGATTGATCCTCTCGATGATCTCAGGAACCGTATTGCGCTCGTGGTCGCAGTACATCTGCAGACCGTTGAGCTTCTGCTTAAGTACCCCGCGTTCATCGAGGTACTTATAGTTGATGGCTCTGATGACACCATCTTTTGATTCTCTTACGATAACGAAGTCCTCACCACGATAGTGGTATTTGCGGACTAAAGTTGTGATCATGTTTGCCATAAGCATACTCCTTTACCTTGTAACCTTGATACCTTGTTTCCTTGCTTTTCGGAGAAATTCATATCTAACAGACCCTAACCCGTCACGCTTCTTTGACCGCTCACCCGCAGGTGCTTGTCATTATGCAGAGATTTACGGCTACTTCCTACCTTTCGAGACTTCTCCATTTCAGGCTGTCGTCTTTCGCCGACCTTAATCGTAGTTGATATGAATTTGTTCGCACCTCTCGGGCGCAATTATAGTATACTACATCCGGGCGGCGATGTCAAGCAATTTTGCATAATTTAATCATTTTTTATCAAAAATAGCAATTTAAACAAAAATAAAAGCGGGTTTTTATACAATTTTCCAGTTGCGAAAATCAACCATAACTGATATACTATAATTACCCTCTTTATTTGTTTTCTAAGGAAGTGATAATATGGACAACACAACAGTATATAGTATATGTGTGGCACGCTCCTATAACTCAAAATCATGGAGACTGAAAAAAACCACATGGGCGGAACTCGTTGAAAAGTTCAAGGATGTTAAACGCACTCCTGAAGAACTCGCAGACTATTTCCGCATGACAAGCGATGAAAGAACAGCTATAAAGAACAGCGCAGGGGCCTTTGTCGGCGGACGGCTCAATGGTACGATACGAAGCAACTCAACACTTGAAAGCAGGTCGCTGCTTACACTGGACATCGACTCCGCAACTCCGGAACAGGCAGAAGAGTTCAGGAGCGTAGCCGAGAAGTACACAGGCTGCATATACACAACTCACTCACATACGGCAAGGAGCCCCCGCTTCAGGTACGTTGCCCCCCTGAGCCGTGAAGTGACGGCTTCCGAGTATGTTGCTATATGTGAGTATCTGATCAACACAGTCTTTGATGCAGAGTATGTCGATCTCTGTTCTACCCGTCCTGCGCAGCTCATGTTCTTCCCCACTGCGTCAAAGGATGGTGTTTTCGGCTGCAAGGACTTCACAGGCGATATTTTTGACGCCGATAAGATCCTTGCTGAGGCAAAGAACGACAATCAGTGGAAATGGGAAGACAAGGCAGAAGCACTCGCAGCGAAACAGGCGAACCCGTATGAGAAGGACGGGATTATAGGCGAGTTCTGCCGCGCCTTCTCGATCGTTGATATGCTCACCGATCCGGAGCTCCTGGGCAACCAGTACGAAGCGACCACCAACCCGAAGAGATTCCTGCTCAAGGGTTCACATTCTGTCCCCGGTGTCATCGTATATCCGTACAAGGGGGCGGACGGCAGTATCATCGAAGATGCTTTCATGTATTCCCACCATGCAAAGGACCCGACCTGCAACACCCTCTGTAATTCATTCGATGCGTACAGGCTTCACAAGTTCGGAGATCTCGACACCGAAGAAAGTCTGAAAAAGGCTATAAAAGGTATCAGGGATATGCCGAAGATGCAGGAAGCCTTGAAAGCTCTGCGTAAAAAGCAGATGGAAAAGGACTTTGCAGACGATGAGGATATAGACCTGAGCGGCTATGATGTGCAGGAGCCGAAAGCTGAGACCGAGGATCCGACAGTGCAGGAGCCCGAAGCGAAAAAGAAAAAACATCTTGACATAGTTTTCGAGATAAACGAAAAACTTGTGAAAAGAGGGCAGAACGACCCCCGACCTGCGAATATCAAGTCAAATTTCGACAGGATTCTGCTTGAAGACCCTGTTTTCAGCGGACTTCGTAAAAATCTTTTTCTTGACCGCATTGAGATAGAGGGGAAGTTGCCCTGGAGAAATAAGGAAATGCAGCGCCGATACGGAAATGTATGGTGCGATTCCGATCTTGTCGCTGCTCTGTCTTACATCGCAAGATACTACGGGGATATGCACAACAAGCAGATGCTCGAAGACAGCATTGAAACAATAGCCGACAAGAGAGCCTATCATCCGATTGTCGAGAAGCTCTCACATCTCCCTGCGTGGGACGGTGTGAAAAGAGCCGAAAGTATCTTTATAGATTATCTCGGCGCAGAGGATACGCCGTATGTAAGGGCAGTCACGATGAAGACCCTGCAGGCTCTTGTCGAAAGAGTAAAAAGACCGGGATGCAAGTATGACTATATGATAATTCTCGATGGTGGACAGGGTATTGGTAAGACAACTATGTTCAGTCGTCTGAGTCTGGGGTACTATACAGATTCACTCTCTCTGCAGGATATGAACAATCTTCAGAAGTCCTTCGAGCAGACACAGGGCGTATGGATCGTTGAAATATCAGAGCTTGCAGGAGCAAAGAAAGCAGAAGTCGAGTTTATAAAGGCTTTTGTATCAAGAACAGAGGACAGATGCCGCAAAGCCTATGGAAGATATGTAGATATAAGCCCCCGACAGTTTGTGCTTGTTGGTACAACCAACGAAACAAGCGACTATCTCAGAGATCACACGGGCAACAGACGCTTTTATCCCGTACATTGTGCGGGCATAATGGGCGAGGACGGCAAAGTTGACATATATTATGCCTTTAATCATTTTACAAAGGACGTAGTAGACCAGGTGTGGGCAGAAGTGCTCCAGAGCCTGAAGGACGAGGCTTTCAGCGCTGAGCTTCCTGCGGATCTGAAATCTGAGGCAGAAAGCAGACAGGCGGCTATGATGGAAAAGGACGATCGTCTTGAAACGGTACAGAAGTATGTTGATATGCTCGTTCCTGCAGATTGGTATAAATCATACGATGAAGATCAGAAGCGCCAGTATACGCAGCGTTATCTGCGCGATACACTGGATGAAAATGATGACATGGGTACCGAGCCCCTGAAGTATATCACCCCGGCTCATCTTTGGCAGTATGCGTTTGAGCAGCCTATAGTAAAATTAGACAATTTTCAGACAAGAGCTATGGGCAAATTGCTCAGACAATGTGATTTAGTTTATAAGGTGGTAAAAGACCCGAAAACTAAAAAATGTGTCAAGGGCTGGGTGAAAACTCGTTAAAATGCACAAAAAGTCGTATTTGTTTATAGTGTAAATATTGACTTTAACAAAGAATGAACAATTATTAATAAATGAAAATCGGGCTTTTTTGGCCGAAAAAATTGTCAATGGTTCGGGCAAGGTCTACAAACTGAATTGCAATAATACGCATTAACACTTGATTTGTTATTCTGATTTTTAGCAAATTGTAAAAATATTGAATAGAATTTTAGAGAATAACAGATAAATTTTTAAATCAGATTTTGAAAAAACGGTAACACCGCATAAATAAAGGGTTTTTCGAGTTTATGAACAAACTTTTAAAAACTCTGAGGCAAGACAGATTTCTAATTAAAAATTCTGAATTTTAAAAAATTATATTATTCGTGTTTTTCAAGTCTACAATAAAGGGTTTTCAGTGTTAATGCGTATACAAGTCAATTTTTAATGTTCATATTTGTAGTGCGTTACTACGCAGTTACTTGTAGAATTACCAAAAAACAGGAAACCAAAATTTTCTTTATTATTGCGGGTTTACCCTATATGTTACTATAGTTACTATATATTATATTATATTATATTATATATATTTATATATAGGGGTATTATAGTATATTATATAAGCATATATAGGTTATATATACTAATAGAAAAATAGGAGTAACTGGGTAAATAGGTAAACAAAAGGTCAAAAATTCAGTTGTGATGCGGGTTTACAGTGATTACCTATCTGAATAACAATATTGAGAGGACAAAAATGGGAAAAAGCGAAGCCTATGTTGAGACTTATCTTGTAAAGCAGACAAAGCGCCTCGGCGGCAAAGCTATCAAATTGACTTGTCCCGGGGCAGCGGGGATCCCTGACAGGCTCATCCTTCTCCCGGGTGGTCGGCTATGTTTCTGTGAAACAAAGGCGCAGGATGAGAAAGCCCGGCCTTTACAGCTTTACTGGCATGAGCAGCTGAGGCGATTGGGTTTCAGCGTATATGTATGCGACAACAGGCTCAAAGTGGATATGATGTTGTCGGCGGAAGGTGGTGATTTTGATGAGGTTCATTCCACATGAATACCAGAAGTATGCGATAGATTTTCTTGAAAAGCATCCGAGAGCTGTGCTTATGTTGGATATGGGTCTCGGTTGACAAAACCGTATCGACCCTGACAGCTATATGGGATCTGATGTATGAGACTTTTGACATTTCTTCGGCGCTTGTCGTAGCTCCGCTGCGTGTAGCGAAATACACCTGGTCTGACGAAATCCGGAAATGGGATCACCTGAAGGGGCTCACAGTGTCGGTGATGTGTGGTACCGAAAAGCAGAGAAGAGCCGCCGCAGAGGCAAAGGCAGATATACATATCATCAACCGGGAGAACCTTCCATGGCTTGTCGAGCATTATCCGCAGCTGAAATATGATATGGTAGTGTATGATGAGCTGTCGAGTTTTAAGAACTCCCAGGCGAAACGCTTTAAGGCAGCTATGCACTATACTGTAAGAGCGGAAAGAGTTGTCGGGCTCACCGGTACACCTGCCTCTAATGGATATATGGACTTATTTGGTGAGTACAAAGTCATCGACAGCGGAAAGCGGTTAGGACAGTTTATTTCACGATACAGAGGGATGTATTTTCTGCCTGATAAGACAAACGGGCATATAGTATACAGTTATCGGCTCCGGCAGGGAGCGGAGAAGGAGATACAGGATAAGATATCAGATATCACAGTATCTATGCAGGCAAAAGACTATCTGAAACTGCCTTCCTGTCTGTACACGAAGAATTATGTATGTATGGAAGAGAAGGAAGCAAAGATATACAAGAAGATGAAGCAGGATCTGATCCTGCCTCTGGATGATGATGAGGAAATCACGGCCCAGAGTGCTGCCGCATTATCCAACAAGTTAATACAGATGGCGAATGGTGCTGTATATACAGACGAGGGCGGTGTCAGAGTGATACATGATCATAAACTCGAAGCCCTTGCTGATATTATTGAGCAGCAAAACGGAAAACCCCTGCTTGTTGCTTACTGGTATAAACATGATCTGTCCAGGATAGAAGAATACCTCACGAAGGTCGTAGGCATAAAGCCTGTGAGAATTGATAGTGAAGAAGCTATCAGAGCATGGACAGACAGGGAAGTTCTTGTGGGGCTTATACATCCTGCATCTGCAGGGCATGGTCTTAATCTGCAGAGCGGCGGAAGCGCCTTATGTTGGTTTGGTCTGACTTGGAGCCTTGAGCTCTATCAGCAGACGAATGCAAGATTATACAGGCAGGGGCAGAAAGAAACCACTGTCATCACACATATAATCACGAAGGGCACAATGGATGAAGCTGTGATGAAAGCTCTGGAATGCAAGGACACAACACAGAACATATTGATAAATTCTGTGCGTGCGGAGTTAAAAAAATGATTGACAAACAGTGTTTTATATGCTACAATGAAGAAAATAACGGATTTTTTGATGAATGGGGGTGTGTTTTATGGCAAAAAGTAAGCTGACAAAGTGGCTTACAAAGAGAGGGCAAAAGCAGCTTTACGATCTGGCTTATGATACGGTAACAGACAAAGAATTGTACACTGTATTAGGCATATCATATGATACGTTTTATTCCTATATGCGTGAATGTACTGAATTTTCTGATACAGTAAAAAGAGCCCGCGCCGATCGTGACGCTACGCTGCTCAAACAGGTACAGGAGAGCTTTATAAAAAACAAGCTCCTTGGTGGCTATAAGCGCACGGAGACCCGCACGACCACAACGACCTATGCGAATGGTGAGCAGGCTGTTGTTGAGGAGACAAAGCAGTGGGACGAGGGGCCTGACACAACGGCTCAGATCTTCTACCTTAAAGCAAAGGGCGGTTGGCAGGACAAGCAGGTTATTCAGCTTAATGGCGGTGACGAGATCGACCCGTTCAGTGCATCTCTCATGTCGGCGCTCGGTAAAGAGCCTGATCAGACTGAGCCCGATGTGGATCCAGAGGAAGTGGGTGATGACGATGCCGGGCTTCTCCCCGAAGCAGATGGAGATTTTTAAGTTTCCATATCAAAACACCTATGAGGCTCTGATCTGTGACGGTGCTATCCGTACAGGCAAAACCATGTGTATGGGACTGGCCTTCATTCAGTTCGCCTTTGCGTACTTCGATCGGCAGAACTTTGGTATCTGCGGAAAGACTGTACAGAGCTGCGAGCGAAATGTTATAAAGCCGCTCATGGCCTTGACCTTTGTGCGGATGCACTATAATTGCCGCTACAACAGGCATTCCAACTTGCTGACGATCTCCCGCGGGAATAAGGAAAATTATTTTTATGTCTATGGTGGTAAAGATAATTCGTCTTATACGCTGATTCAGGGTATCACGCTTGCAGGCGTGTTCCTGGATGAGGTAGCACTTATGCCGCAGTCCTTTGTGTCACAGGCGACCTCTCGTTGCTCAGTGCCCGGGTCGAAGATGTTTTTTAACTGCAACCCTGAAAACCCGCAGCACTGGTTTTACAAAGAATGGATATGCAATCTCGCAACGCATAAAGCAAAACACTTGCATTTTCTCCTTGATGATAATCCCTCTTTGACCGATGAGATCAAAGCGCGATATCACCGTATGTACGCAGGAACCTTTTATCAGCGTTATATCCTCGGTGAGTGGGTATCTGCTGAAGGACTTATATACCCGATGTTCGACCGCTCCCGTTATGTTCTTAAGTCTACGGAGTATGATAAGCAGGGCAAGTACTGGATCAGTATCGACTATGGTACCGCTAACCCGATGGTCTTCCTGCTCTGGCGGTATAATCCGTATGTAAAACATCAGATCGTCTGCGTGAAGTGCTACTACTACAACAGCCGTGAAGACGGCAAAGATCAGAAGACTGACTCGGAGTACTACACCGACCTTGAAGCCTTTGTGGGCAAAATACCTATCGAGGCGATCGTGATAGACCCATCGGCTGCAAGCTTCCGGACGCTGATACGCAAAAAGAAGAAATTCCGCACAGTGGGAGCGGATAATGATGTGCTTAACGGCATAAGATATACTGCGGCCTTGATACAGAACGATTTCATCTACTTTGATGAGAGCTGCGAGCCCGTGTTTGAGGAGTTTGCCTCTTACTGTTGGGACCTTGACTGCAACGAAGACACAGTCGTGAAAGAGTACGATCACGCGATGGATGCGATGAGATATCAGATGCAGACTGTAATGAGGAGGGAACTCAAAGATGTATTCTATCAGAAATGTAGCTAAGGCGATAGAGCTTGCAACAGGTGAGCACATCCCCTGTGTGCTCAAAGAAGCTGAGTTGCAAGACTATCAGCTTTGCTATGCTATATATAAATCAGACAGAGCCTTGGTGCCCTGGCTGCAGCATAACAAAAACCTTAAGAGCCTGCACCTCGGCAGCACTGTCGCAAAGGAGCTTGCTCGTATAGTATGCAGCGAGATATCTCTTGTTGTACAGGGCGAAAGCGAAAGGGCAAAGTACCTCAACAAGATCGCACAGTACATTGAGCAGAGGCTTGCTAAGTATACAGAGCAGGGCATAGCCCTTGGAACGGGAGTGCTCAAGCCGACTGTCAACACACAGCACGCCGTTCCGACTATCGGCATCCAGTATGTGAGGCTGTCTGACTTCCTGCCCCTTGCAGTTAATGAGGATGATGTGTGCATCGACAGTGTCTTCCTGTCGGACATCACTAATGAAGATTTCAAGTACACACGCCTGGAGCGTCACACTATCACCGATGATGGCTATAAGGTGACGAACCTCGCCTTTGAATCAGTAATAGGTGATACTTATGGGCTCGGCCGTCCTGTGGAGCTGTCGAAAGTGCCTGAGTGGGCGGACCTTAAGCCCGAGGCGAAATTGCAGAACATCAGTACTCCGCTTTATGGACTTTACACCAATCCGATCGCAAATCTCAACAACCTTGACAGCCCTCTTGGCACTTCGATCTATTCTACAAGTAAGGACTTGCTTGAAGAGGCTGATTTGCTCTGGGAGCAGATATGGTTTGAGATCAAGAGCGGTGAGCGGAAAATTTTCGCCCCGCCCAGTGCTTATACGCAGATACACGGTGACGAATATATTATGCACCGATTTTACAAGGAACTCGACATTGAGGATCCTAATTTTATGCGTGATTTCTCCCCGGCGCTGCGTAACTCTGAAATGAGCAGCCGTTTGCAGGAGATCATGAGGCGCATCGAGGAAAACTGCGGTCTGTCTTATGGTATTATCTCGGATCCCGTTGAGGTAGCACACACAGCAACCGAAGTGAAGCACTCCAAAGAACGACTGATGGCAACAGTCACAGCGGTGCAGAACGCTATGCACGCTGCTATCAACTTTACGATACAGGCGTGTTCTGATCTCTGCGACCTGTATAAGATAACGCCTGCCGGAGAGTGGGAACTCATCTGCGAGTGGGATGATAGTGTCATCGAGAGCCGCGAGGAGAAGTCCGCACGCGCTCTGCAGGAACTACAGAACGGGCTTATTGATGATGTGGAGTACTTTGTGCAGACAAGAGGCATGAGCCTTGACGAAGCCAAAGAGTATGTAGCAGCTATCAATGCCCGTAAGCCCGATAAACCGCAGGGAGTTGACTGGTTCGGCGGTGGTGCTTAATGTCATTTTATTACGACACACGATACTCAGACGAACAGGCAGAGACTGTCGTTGAGTTATGGGGCGAGATAGAAGCAGACCTCATCCGGGAGATAGCCCATTTCGTTAAGAGAGCCATAGAGCAGGGTGAGGATCTGAGTTATACGGGTGAGTTCAGAGTGTGGCAGTTGAAAGAAGCCAATCTTCTCAACGATCACGCTGTCGCTCTGATCTCCAAGGCGACAGGCAAGAGCCAAAAGGCCGTAAGACAGTGCATCGAGAACACAGGAGTTCATGTGGTCAAGGGCGATGAGAAGATATACCGACAGGCTCTTGAAACAGGACAGCTCACTACAGAGCCGCTTCCTCTCGACCAGTCGCCGAGACTGCAAGTGGCTATTGACGCATGTGTAGAAAATGCGGAGTTTGGTTTGTCTAATCTGACCAATACCCGTATGGACTACGGCCTGAACGGGTGGGAAACTCTGACGCACGCCACAAGCAGAGAGTACTACAATGCTACAAATGCGGGCTTTCTTGCAATGCGTACAGGTGAGAAGTCCCTCGATCAGGCCGTCTACTCGTCCTGCCGCTCCCTCATCGACAAGGGTATTTCTATCGTCCACTGGGAGAGTGGGCACACTGATTCGATAGAAGTTGCAGTCCGCAGGAACATCCGCACAGCGATCGCACAGACAAGCGGCAAGATGACACTTGCAAGGATGGAAGACTATCAATCCGACCTCGTTGAGGTATCATCCCACTTCGGTGCTCGTCCTGAGCACGCAGAATGGCAGGGGCAGATTTTCAGTCTGACAGGCTCGAACGGATATGAGAACTTCTACGATGTGACTGAATACGGTGATGTAGCAGGCCTGTGCGGTATCAACTGCCGCCATAGATTTTTCCCCTATTTCCCCGGTACTTCACCGAGTTTTGACAAGTACGATGAAGAGGAAAACAAAGCCCAGTATGAAAAAACTCAAACCCAGAGAGCCTATGAGCGTGCGATACGAAAGGCAAAACGAGAACTCGCAGTCGCAGAGGGAGCGGGGCTTGATACGAAAGAGGCAGAAGCCAAAGTTCGTGAGAAACAGAAGGCGATCAGAGACTGGCTCGATAAGCCCGAAAACCAAGACCTGCCAAGACGATACGAAAATGAGCGAGTTTATTGAAAATACTTAAAAACACTATTGACAAAGCCGAATTTTTGTGATATATTAAAAATAACTATATATCGCTTTGCAGGCGTAACCTGCGAAGGAACTCTGAAAACACGAGATCGAGAACTCGTTAAAAAGCGTAGGATAAGGAGACCACACAATGACAAGGGAACAGCTAAGAGCAATTTTTGAAGGAGTTGACGGCATAACAGATGCTATGATCAATTCCATTATGGCTATGCACGGACAGTCTGTAAAGGCGGTGCGTGATGAACTGGCAGCGGAAAAGTCTCAGCTCGCTGAAAAAACAGCAGAGCTCGAAAAACTGAAAGCCGCTCCTGACAAGTCGGCAGAACTGCAGACTAAGCTTGACGAGCTGCAGAAGAAGTATGACACTGATGTTGCAGATCTACAGAGCAAAATAGACGGCAGGGCATATGATGACGCTATCACTGAGGCTTTGACAAAAGCGGGTGTAGAGTTCACATCGGGCTCGGCTAAGAAGAACTTTGTATCAGAGCTTAAAGCAGCAAAGCTTGAACTTAAGGACGGAGCTATCACAGGCTTTGATGACTTCCTTACCAAACAGCGTGAAGCTGATAAGGACGCATTCAAAGAGACCAATCCTAAGCCTAACCCCGATGAGGGCAAGCCAAAGTTTTTAGGTGATCCCGGAAGTAAAGGCGGCGAAGGCAATCTCAGCTTTGCTGCAAGAGCGGCACAGCGATTCAACGACAGATTTGCTCCTTCTGCGCCAACACCCACAAAATGAGAAGGTGAAAGAGTATGAGTATCATTACTACAATCACGAGCACACCGGATATCCCCTGGCTCGCTTCTGAAAGAAGTCTGCGCCTCGTATCCTACACTGGTGAGGATGATAATGATCAGATCGTTACAGAGAACGGTCGTAAGATCATAAAGTCCGGTACTGTATATCCTGCAAACGATAATACCGCAGTTGGTATCGTTTTTCAGGATGTTGATGTGACAGATGGCGATGCGCCTATGTCTCTGATGATTTCAGGCCACGTTTGGGAAGACCGCCTTAATACAGGTCTTTCGGGTCTTGATGATGATGCTAAGGCAGCTCTCGCAGCTAACGGCATTTTCTTCGACTTTAAGAACATCGTGCCTACATATCCCGAAGGTTAAGAGAGGTGAGCTATAATGAGTTTAAGCACAATTCTTGAAAAGATTACTGAAAAGGACCTGCTTGAGCTTGCTACTCAGATCAAGCTCCCCGCAGCTCCTGTATCCGACAGGCTCTTCCCTAATACGAAGACCGAGTATCTTGAGGCGGAGTACATCAGGCTTGCAAACAGCCCCACACTCCCCCATGCTGCAAAAATTCACGCATTTGATACTGAGGCGCTTATCGGCGTTCGCCCTGCGCTCGAAGTTGTGAAGATCGAACAGCTCCTCGTTAAGGAGAAGATCAACCTCACAGAGAACCTGCAGAGATACCTTTCCCGCGGTGTGCGCGATAACGCTGCTATCGACTACGCTCTTGACGATATGGCCAATATGGTACGCTCCGTCAAGACCAGAACCGATGTAGCAAAGTTTGAAGTGCTCACAACGGGCGCTATGACCATCAACGAGAACAATGTTGTAGTTTCTGTTGACTATGGTGTTCCCGCCGCTAACAAGGTCTCAAAGAACTGGTCTAATACTTCTTATGACATTCTCGGCGACCTTCAGACCCTTACCGATGCTGCAAAGGCTTCTGGCTATCCTTACAACAAGATGATCACATCCACAAAGGTGCTTCGCTACTTTACCGGAAACAGCGGTATTCAGACTGCTATCAACGGTACTCTCATGGCTGGTATCCTTATTTCCAAGGAGCAGGTTACAACTCTGTTCAACAGCCTCTTTGGCATTGATGAGATCATCATAGATGACAGCTACTACACCTATACTGCTACTGATGGCACAGAGACCACGTCCAGAATGTTCACAGATACTCTCTGCGTACTTGCTGAAACAGGCTCTGCAGGTGATGTAGGTGTCGGTCTCTGGGGTGCAACTCCCGAAGAGCTCAATAACAAGGCTTTCGAGACAAGCGGCTTCCAGAACTTCATCTATCTTTCACAGTGGGTAGCTCCCGATCCCGTTGCGACTTGGACTAAGGCATCAGGCGTGTTCATCCCTGTACTGCCTACACCTAAGGGCATCGCTATCGTTACAACAACCTGATAAGGAGTGATTAAGCGTGGCAATACTGACCTACGAAGAGTATCTTGCATACCCGACTGGCGTGACAGTCTCACAGCAGGACTTTGCCGCGCTTGATTTCTGGGCAGAAACGGCTGTAAACTCTTATCTCGGCAAGGAGTACGGCTCGACCGCCCCAGCTAAGATAAAGCTTGCAGTTGCTACCCAGATAGCCTTATCCTCTAAGGCAGGCGGTGTGGATTACTATGCAGAATCGTCCGGCACGACTACCGTGACTTCTGAGAGTGTGCCTGACTACAGTTACACTTCTCAGGCAAAGACGAAGACAGCGTTTTCCGCAGCCGCTGATGTCTACGAGCTTTTCCCCTCTGTGCTCGCACTGCTCGCAGGGTACAAAGTCGCAGGAGTGAAGGTGGTGCTCCGATGAGATCACCAACACCTGCACTGCTTACACAGTCAGTTACTGTTTTTACCCCTGTTAAAGCAACTGAGCCCGTCCACGGCGGGTATGATACGACTTATACGAAGACTGTATACAGGAATGTACGCTATACCCTGACCACTGATAAGGTATTACACGTTGTATTGTATGATGTGTCCGCCAATACGGACTATGATGCTATCTTCCATGAGGCTCTTATAGTTCCGGGCATATATGCAGGCCTTAATCCACCAAAGGAAGGCTCTGAACCGCACTTCTACAAGACAGTGAACATACATTATCGTGTCGCTGATGGGCATCTCCATAACATTGGAGTTGATGCACAGTGAAAGTAGATGTCAGTGTCCACATAGACACAAGCGCCTTGCAAGGGCGTATGCAATCGTTTCTCACTCGTCTGTATCCTGCAGTCAAGACCCAGATATACAAAGGCGCTTACAAGTACACGCCTTATATATCGGGCACACTGGCAGATAGCGCCTTTCCGTCAAGCGTAGACAATACCCCTTATCTGGTTTACAACTGTGTGTACGCTCATTACCAGTACTACGCTAATAAACTTGCTCCTGCTGACTTCCCCGGAAGAACTAAAGACACCCACCCTCTTGCTTGCTGCTTGTGGGTAGATGCCTATCTCGATCAGGGTGGAAGACAGGATATACAGGCGATATGTGATAATGCTCCGCAGATTTTGAGGTTTTAGCAGCGATGACAGTAGAAAAATTGCTCATAGCGCAGTTCCTTGACTGGCTCAACGCTAAGATCAGAACTGCAGAACTACAGCTCCCCTCTTATGTGACCCTCGGTTCTCCCCTGTACACAACAGGCGAGGGGCTGTGGATCCAGATGCAAGGTAAAGCCCAACCTACGCAGAAATATTTGAGGGGCAGATACAGGGCTGTACTATCTTTCGGGCTTTACTACAGGCTCACTGATTCAAGCCTGAATGGCATAGAGGCAAAGATGCTTCTGCCTTCTGAAATGCTCGAAGAGTACTTACTTTTCCACACACCCACACTCGCAGATTTTCACGTTTTTAAAGTTTCACAGACTAACGGTGGCGTGCCTTTCAGCCGTAGTGATACTGGCGAATTGACCTATCAAAGTCTGTGGCAAATCGAATTCGAGGTGAATTGACTATGCCATTAAAACTTTCCGAACTTATGGCGGGCTACAGCCCTAACGCTAATTTTAAGGGTGAAGTAATGGCGAATGACTGGGTACTTGCCGTTGATACAAGTGCAAGCCAGACAGCAGCCATTGGAGACTATATGGTAGTTCAGGAGCACATCGAGAGTGCCGAGAGTTCTATTAACTCCACAACGAATGATAAGGAATATATCCGCTCTGGTAAGTCTTCTTCAAAGGCTTCCAATCAGCGTACATTCTCTATCAGTGGTGACAGGTACATCGGCGATGGAGCCCAGGACTTCTTTATGTCCAAGAAGTATGCCGTAGGTCAGGCCGCAGTATGCAAGTATGTATACTTCAACCTTCTCGATGGTAAGGGTGAAGCCGGTACTGTTACGATCTCTGTAGACAGTGACGGTGGCGGCGCAGCAGGCGAGAACTCCACAATCAGCATATCGCTCTCCAAGACCGGTGCAGCGCCTACAGACTTCGAGTGGAGCGCTATCAGCGGTGTTTACTCCGTAACACTTAACGCTAATGGCGGTACCATCGCAACAGGACACGATGTTACATCCTATACCACAGGCACAGCAGTCAGCCTGCCTACAAGCGACTATGTAAGCCGTGAGGGCTATACATTTGATGCGTGGTATGATCAGGAGACTATGACCACTGCAACGACCATCGCCAGTGACGCAATGGGCGACAAGGTCTTCATTGCTAAGTGGACCGAAAATCTCTAATGTCCAGTATCATTTTTGAAGCTCTCCCCTATTCTGTCCGGATAGGGGAGACTGACTATAAGATAGACGCTGACTTCCGCCTTATGGCGAAGTATGAGCAATCACTTCTGACCGGAGACAGAGGTGATAAAGAGGCTATGACCAAGATCATCGTTGACACCCTCTTCCGTTGGCTTGGTAATCAATTACCAAAGGTTGAACAGCTCAACGAGGCTATCGACAAAATGTGGTGGTTCTATCGGTGTGGTGAACCGCTCGACAGTCGTATCAACAGCTCGGGTACAAAGCACACCAAGCGTCTGTACGACTATGACATAGACAGCGCTTTGATTGTGTCTGCTTTTGCCGACACTTATGGAATCGACTTGGTATCCTCGAAAATGCACTGGTGGCAGTTCAAAGCCTATTTTGCAGGATTGAATGAAAACACCAGATTTGTCAAGGTAATGTCCTATAGGGGCATGGACCTATCACAGTTCAAAGGCAAAATGCGCTCCTTTTATGCAGATATGCAGAAGATGTATGCTCTGCCTGAGGTACATCAGACACCGATGACCTTGAAGGAACGTGACGAACAGTTCAAAAAGCGAATGTTTCGCAATCGGAATAAGAATTAAGAGCCATTATGGCTCTTAATTTTTTATTGACAAAGCCCGCTTTATATGCTATAATCAAAGTAAATCAGACACTTTTTACCACGATGTGAGGTGAGTGAAATGGCGGAAGACGGTTCTGTAAGAATAGGCATAGAGGCAGATCATAGTGAGTTTGACAGTGCTATGGGTGATGTGTCTCACGAGGCCGAACAGGCTGCGGGTGAGATGGAAAGCGCCTTTCAGGGCGCTGTAAAAGAGATACAAGGTTTCTTTCAGGGCTTTGGTGAGGGGTTCTCAGAGAGTTTTGCTGAGAGTTTCAGGCAGGCTCAGGAAGAAAGTGAGAAGACCACAGAGAGCACAAAGCAGTCCAGTAAGGCGATAGAGGATTTCAAGGAAGGACTGACAAAGAAGCTTGCCGCTACTGTCTTTGATGCTGTTGTAAAAGCTCTTAAAGAGATCGAAAGCATCATGAAAGGGCTTATCGTTGAGACAGCGGCTTTCGGTGATGCCATTGACAAGCAGTCTCAAAGACTGGGAATGTCCACAGAGGCCTATCAGGAATGGTCTTACATTCTCTCACAGAATGGTGCTGACATTTCTACACTGACAACTTCTGTAAGAACGATAACAAATAGAATAGATGAAATGTCGCAGGGTTCAGCCACAGCTACAAGAGCCTTTCATCAGCTCGGTATTTCACTTGAAGACCTGCAGGGCAAGAGTGGCGAGGAGAGCATGTCGCTTATCATTGAGCGCCTGCAGGGCATGGAAGATGAGACACAGCGTAACGCCATAGCAAACGACTTGCTTGGTCGTTCGTATGTGGAGCTTATCCCTCTGCTGAACAAATCGGCGGAGAGTACAGAGGAACTCAGACAGAAAGCCCACGACACCAATCAGCTTTTATCCGAAGAGGGCATACAGGCAGCGGTCAATTATACGGATGCTATGGACACGCTCTCTAAGTCGTTCAACGGATTTTCCTCTCAGATCGGCGCTGACATTCTGCCCGGCATAACTCTCATAGTTGAGGGTATCACAGATCTGCTCAACAATACAGAGGGCGCAGAGGAGAAGATCACGCAGGGCATAGAAGACACGTTCGCAGCCATAGAGAGAGTTGTTCCTAAGGTCGCAACGGTCATAGGCCGTATAGCAAATGCCGCAGGTGAGAAGGCTCCTGAGATAGTACAGCGTGTGCTCAGAGCGATGGTGGAGAACGCTCCTAAGGTCGCAGACGGTATCGCTCAGATGCTCCCTGTTATCATTAACGCAATCAAAGACTTACTGCCCGACATCGGCACAGCCGCAGGCGCTATAGTCACAACTATATTAACAGCCATACTTGACACATTGGCTAATTCTGAGGTCACCGATGGGCTTGTAAAGGCGTTCGGACGGTTCGGGTATAACCTCTGTACCGGTATTGCAGACGGTATAGTCAACTACGACTGGACAACTCTTATAAACACCTTCCTGAACAAGATGCAGAGCCTTTTACAGGAAGCTGACAAAGAGTTCAAGTACTTCATAGACAGCACGTTTTTTGGCGGCAAAGTCTATGGGTATGACAAGTCAAAGGTTGAAGTGTCGGAGTGGTTCAGGCTCTATGAGGACGGCACAAAGGAGATAGTAAACTTCGTTGATGTGTCCACTGCAGACCTTAGAAGCTCCTACGCAGAAGGCTCGAAAGTCCTTGACGAACTTCTCGGAGATTGGACAGACACAGCTACCGAGACTAAGGACACTGTGGAAGAAACTGCTGAAACTGTAGCCGATGCTCAGAAGGAAGCAGGCAAAGTAGTCACACAGGCCATAGAAGAGGAAGTGAGCGCACTTGACAGCGCACTTGCTGACCTCGAACACAAGTATAAGACACATAAGATCACAGAAGACCAGTACTGGTCGCAGCGCCTTGCTATCCTCAACCGCTACAAGGATGCGGAAAGCGAGGAATGGTGGGCATTGTATGATGAAGTTATCGCCCACTATGACGAGTTAGCCGAACAGGAAAAGGATGCGATGGAGAAGGAGACCGCTAAGCTGAAAGCGGAGATCCAGAAGAGACAGAACACCCTTAAAAAGGCGATGACCGATGCGGCTAAGGATCTGCAGAAAGCAGAACTCGAAACGCAGAAAGAAACACAGGACAGGCTTCTTGACAACCTCAGCGCCACAAAGAAAACATTCGATGACCTCGCAAAGGCTTACGATAAAGGCTACAGCCAGATACTCAAAGAGCGTGATGCCTATAAAAATAAGCTTATGGGTGGCAGTGTGTTTGAAGTGCTGCAGAAGACCGATGAGCAGACAGGTGAACAGTATACCGAGTATTCTATTAAGAATCTGAAAGACCGCCTGAAAGCGCAGACCACATACGCAAACCAGATGGCGAAACTCGAAACACGAGGGCTTGCCAAGGGGTTGCAGGATGAGCTTGCGGGAATGGACACAGAGTCAGCCGCGATCTTTGCAAAACAGCTCAATAAGATGTCCGATGCAGAGTTCAACGAGCTGAATGAGGCGTACAAGAAACTTGATGAGGAGACCACAAAACTCGCAAATGACAAGTATCAGAAACAGCTTGACGATCTTCAGACAAATTTTATAAACGAGACAACTGCCTTATTTCAGGGAATGGACGAAGACCTCAAAACACTCGGAGCTGATGGGGCACAGGCTTATCTTGGTTCCCTCAAAGCAGGGTTTGAGGGGTCAAACCTTACCGAGATAAAGAACAAAGTCGATGAGGCTTTCGATGGTGTGGCAGAGGGCATAAAAGAGGGCAGTGCTGACATAACAAAGATGGTGTCCAAAGCGTTCTTAGTGGACGATGCGGGCAACATAATGATGAGTAATATCCTCACAGCACTCAGAGCAGGCGCTACAGACATCACATACACTATGCAGAAAGCCATAGACGATGTGAAGCTTGACAGCCTTATAGCTGATGTGGATGCGAGAGCAGCGGCACAGAGTTCCGCAGGGTATAACCTTGCAAGCAAGACAGCAGGAACGACAGGAGCAGCACAGGAGCCGTTGACAGCACCATCGAACATCACTGTAGCTACTCAGGCAAAACCGGCTGCAGGCACTACAGCAGCAGCGGTAGGAAAAACTATCACGATAGATGCAGATCTGAAACTGACTGACAAGGCAGGACAGATCATAGCAGAAGTCGTGAACTCATATAACAAAAAGATAGAGGTAGGTGTAGGCGGATGATCTTAACAATTAATTCGGTTGATGTGTCTGACTATGTAGAGGTCGGATACAAGGTAGATAAGCAGAATATAGTAAAGAATCAGTGGGAAGCCATTGACGGTACAGAGCATCAGCGTGTGCTTGGCTGTAAATACACTATCAACTGTAATCTCGGACACGTTCCCGCAACAATAGCAGCGTCTATCAGCGCTGCGCTCGATGCGCAGAAAGTGACTATCACCTTTGCAAATCCGGATACAACATCCTGTGACTTTATCGCTCCGAGTGTATCTTCTACCCTTATTTCCGAAACACCTGAGTTGTGGGATATAGCCTTTTCAGCTACATCAGAGCCGCAGCTCTACGGAGCCTGACCTGCCTATCACGATAACCATTATCAGGGATGGCACCACAGTCGCCACGTTCACTGCGGGAGAGATACAGAGTGTTTCCTTTGGTGCGTTCTCCCCGGATATAGGCTTTTCGGGCATATCCACCTCGAATATAGATGTCACTCTGATAAACAAGACGGCTGCCTCTCCTGCCTGCCAGAAAGGCGATAAGATACGCATAAGCGGTGCGGGCTTGTTCCCTGACTTCTATGTATCAGACAGGACTTTTGACACATACACAACGAGTTTTACAGCATATGACAGTTGCTGTAAGCTCGACAAGGAGTTCGACAACAGCACCTTTGTGGACACTGTCAAGGTGAACAACAAAACGACCATCAAGTATTACACACAGACAGAGGTTATCTCAGCAGTGAACACACAGCTCGGTATCACTGTCACGCCGCCGGCAGACATTGGCATCAGGTTTCAGAAGTCAGACCTGTCGGGCACTATCAGAAGTATACTTGAACAGATCTCACAGATCAACGGCTGTATGTTCGTATGCACTACAAGCAATACCATACAGGCAGTGTTGTATCAGCAGTACATAGCCACAGCCAATGTCAGCAGTTATGGCGAAGTGCTCTCCGACAGTTCACCCGTAACATTTGACGGGCTTGTAGTAAACGATACGACCTTCAACAAGCAGTACCACTACGGCACTAACAGCATATTCCGCTATATCGACAGTGCGCTTGTCAAAGACAACAGCAGTGTGGGTGGTGCGCTGTATACTCGTTTCAGAGGTGCATCTTATTCATCATTCACGATGCGAAATGCACAAGTCCTGAGTTTCACTGCAAACATACCACAGCAGATAACCTATGATGTAGGTGGCGATGATGTGACCGCATTAGTGCTCAACATATCAGCGACTTACACAGCGGGTGGATGGCTGATAGAGTTCTCCTCGCCTGAGTGTCAGCCGTCAGATAATACCTATCAGTCGAAAGACCAAAGGCTCATAGACTTAGCACTTAAACAAGGCCTGCACGGTCCTTTGTTCGTGAATGAGAACGGCTCAGGCATAGCAATGGAAGTAGAGGCGGTGTAAGTTATGGCAAAGGAGATATATCCTATAACTCAGGTTGAGGGCGCTCCTGTGCTTGTATGCAACGGCTTGCATTATGCGATAGACCTGACAGGGGCAGTGTGGACATTTACAAAGCCCACAAGCGGGTCACAGTATACGGCATCTGTGCAGATAGGTTCTTGGAAACTTACAGCAACGTACACAAAGACAAAGAGTGGGAACACAACGACCTACACGAATGTAAGCTATTCAGAAAGTGTTATAAACAACAGTTAGGAGTGATGTGCATTGATACCGATAGTTGGCGTAAGTCTTGAAGAAGCTTTGCTTGGTTTTGGTGGTGATGACACTGAACTCCACGACAAGGAAGTCACGCTCACCACAAGCGATGTGACAGGCTCACAGACGGCGATATTTGAGTATGACCCACAGAATGAGCCTGTATCGGGTGACCCACCGGGACCATGGGACGGGTACGGCCTGTTCACCATAGATTTAAGCGGTGTCAAGGATGACATTGAGGATTTGCAACAGAGGATTTCTGACGCAGAAACTTGCCGTCAACAGGTGATAGCTGCTTTACAAAGATATGACCCAGACTATGACCCAGCCGAAGGTGAATGCCCATCTGACAAGGTTGGTGAAGTCGTTGATGAGGTTGGAGAACTGAAAGATAAATTAGAACAGTGTCACGACTGCAAGGATGAAGTTATCGCGGCAATACAGCAGTACATACCAGATTATGACCCTGCTTCCACTGATTGCCCTGCTGATGAAATAGATGATGTGTACCAAAAGGGTCGTGATGACGAAGAAGAAGAAAATCCACCTGGTTACACGTTTCCTGCTGGTGTTGAAATTCCTGATGAAGTGTTTACAGATTTCCATACCCAAATTGAAGACATGAATATGCCCAACACAACTGTTAGTTTTTATGCAAAAATAAGAATACAAGATGAACGTGGTGGAGAATACAGATATGAATATCGACCAATAAATGAAGTAATTTCAGCAAATGATTATCCTAATGTAAACGCCGCCGCTGTTTGGTTTATAGTTAAAGTTGGAAATTCTGAATACGATATAGCGCAGTCAAACGGGTATAATTTGCGCAATAGTGAATGGAAATTTGATATAGATTCTTGGGATAAAACAACAGCAGATTTTAGTACAAAAGTACAAACAAGGCGATCTTGGAGACCTGATGAATGGACTGACTGGGGAACTTATAGTCACACTGTTTCTTCAATGGCTGGTTATGGCGACCCATCACATACATATAGAGCCAAAAACGTAAATAATTAAAGGCCCTTTTGCAAGACAAACAAATTCCTGATTTCAAAGGAGGAAAAACAGTATGGCAATTCATACACTCGCAGACAACACGAGGAAGTCCACGCTCACGATCAGCGGATCTGAGACTATCATCTTCCCCACAAAGCTCAACTGGTTCGGCGTGCGCTCTCTGGATGGTGCCGACATCCTTGCAAGCAAGATCAAGGAGCCTACTACCCTCGAGGATGGCGTGTATTCAACGGACGAGGG